GGCTAATATGGCTTTTGCCCGATCTGCGATCGCATTGATGGCGCGAGTACCTGCCATGCCAGACGGCGGCGATGCAGCCGATGACGTGACCGTGGTAACTGACCCCCAAACTGGGTTATCCTTCCAGGTTGCAATGTATCGGCAATACCGCCAGGTTTCTTTCGAAGTCGGTCTGGCGTGGGGTGTGAAGGCTGTAAAGCCGGAAGCGATCGCCCTACTGCTTGGCTAAGTAGAGAGGTGAGTGATGACCAACATTCTGACGGCTGCTGAAGCAGCCGATGTACTACGATGCGCAACAGATGATGCGAGACTGCTTGATTTGCTGCCGCAGATCGATGCGTATATCAAAACCGCCACGGGGCACGCCTGGGAAGGTGATACCCCCATACATGAGACAGCCAAGGCGGCCGCCAGGATGTTATTAGTGCAATGGTTTGAAGACCCGGGCATGATGGTGGGCGGACAGGCGCTGAGTTTCGGTGCCCAAGCCTGCCTGACACAGCTGCAAGCCCTGGCGCTGCGTTATCGAGAGTTTTTGGGACGTAATGGCGCCGGCAGCATCGCCTTGAGCGGTGCGACTATTGGCGACAAGGTTGAGACGTTGATCGGGATCAGCGGCGTGAGCGGTGACCAGACCGCTGATTTTGAAAGTGTGATCAGCGTTAGTGGCTACATCCAACAGATATCGATGGATGACTTGTCGGATAACTGGTACCGAGTTGGTTTGANNGGAGGAAATATGATCCTCAGAGGGAACGTGATCAACCCGGGCGAGCTGCGCACAGAGATCACCCTGAAAAAACGGGTGGTGACGAGTGATACAGGGGGTTTCCCTGTTCAGACATGGGAGAAGATTGCCGATGTGTGGGCGAGGTGGACGAATGCGCATGGGACTGAGGTCTGGACAGCTGATATGGCTGGCGCCAAGATGCCGGCAACGGTGCTGATCCGCTATCGATCTGATGTTGACATGACCTGTGCGGTGGAAAAAGGCTCCCAGATGTATGAGATCTTCTCGATCGACAATATCCAGGAGCGAAACGAGTACTTGGAGATCAAGGTCCAGAAATTAGGGAGCGGCTAAATGAGCGTTCAAAGCAATTTCAGTTTGACCGGAATGTCGGAATGGCTGGAGAAGATTGGCCAGGCTGGTAAAGATGTGGATGACTCGGCTGCAAGGGCTGTTATGGCTGGCGCCGAAGTTGCCCAGGCGGGCATGATCGACAGGGCACCGGAACTGACCGGCAAGTTGAAAGCTCATATCAAGATCAAAGGACCCACCCAGGAAGGGAATGAAATCTCTGCTCTGGTGGGTGTGATCCATGATAAAGCCTATACCGATGCGGAGACTGCACGATACGGAATGGCACAGGAGTTCGGTACCTCATCGATGTCAGCGCACCCTTATATCCGACCGACATTGAAAGCGGACAACCGGAAGATCAGAGGCGCTGAGATGAATTCGTTGAAGGAGGATGCAATCCTATGACGATCTGGGAGCATATGAAAGCAGCCTTGACAGGTTTGGGCGTTCCGATGGCAGCCAATGCCTTTATCCCGAGCGGCGGTGAAGAACGCCCGGATTTGTACCTGGTCTATTTTTTGATCGTCAGCCCGCCCATACAGCACGCCGATGACGGAGAAACCTTGCGCGAGTATGCTGTTCAGGTGAGCATTTACAGCAGGGACGGTTTGACAGGCTTGCCGGACGTGGAAAGTGCCATGCTGGCGGCTGGTTTTATGTTTGAAGCGCAGCGAGAGCTGCCCTATAACCCGGACACCAGGCATTACGGCCTGGCGATGGATTTCAATTTTGTAGAAGATAAGGAGTAACTATTATGGTTAATGCTGCTGAATATAAATCGGTAGTGGGTATTGATCAGGTGCATGTCGCCCTGGTGACCCAGGATGACGCGGATGATTATGCTGCCAGCACCCCTGTGGTGTTTGCACCGGCAATCAACATCTCTGCGGAGCCCAGCACCTCGCTGGAAACGCAATATGCCGACAATAAGCCCTTCGATGTGATGACGGGTGAGGGTGAGACAAAGATCACCCTGGACGTAACGAACATCCCGTTGAGTGTTCTTGCGACTTACCTCGGCAAACAATATGACGCTGCCAGCGGTCGGATTTTTGACGCGGGCGGTGAGGCTGTCCCTCCGGATGTCGCTTTTTCATTCCGATCGATGAAGTCAAACGGTGCTTACCGGTACTTCCAGTACCTGAAGGGCAAGTTCTCTTTACCGAAGGATGAGGCTTCAACCAAGACGGAATCAATGGAACCGAAGCCCAGCCAGATTGTTTATACGGCTGTGAACACATTGCACAAGTTTGACCTGGGTGACGGTGGCGATGAAAAGAGCGTGAAACGGATCGTGGGCGATGACGATGTGACGAACTTCAGTGCAACTGGCTGGTTCAGCCAGGTACAGACGCCCGTGACGACCTCCCCTGATGCGCTGGCGCTTTCTTCCAGCGTGCCGCTGGATGATGCCATTGATATCTCAATCAGTGCTGATCAGACATTGACCTTCAACAACGCCCTGACAGATGCCGCGGTGAACGGCGTGAGCCTGATCGACGTGGTGGCTGGCACTATTGTCCCGGCTGGAATTTCGCTGAACACTACAAAGAAGATCATCACCGTGAACCCGACATCAGACCTGGCGAACAATAAGGAATATCACCTGGTGTATGCGGTGACGGACATTTATGGGCAGACGCTGAACGGTGTGGTGAGCTTTACGACCGTGGCAGCCTGAGTCCAGTCTATTTCAACCCTATAAGAATCCTCTCTGCAGTGCTGCCTGCAGAGAGGAGATTTCGAGGTAACTATGCCTAAAAATGCACCTATGGTGATCCATCTGTATGGTGAGGATAACGAAGTTGAGAAATCGTTCTCACGCTCGTTCGTTCCCTGGAAAATGCTCAAGAAAGCGGTCAAGCTGAGTCAGGATATTGATTTCGACAAACTGAAAGCTGAAGATGTGGACCAGATCGCCGGACTGGTGGTGGAAGTGTTTGGCGATCAGTTCACGCTTGAGGATCTGGACAACGGCGCGGATGTGGGAGAGATGCTGATTGTAATTCAGAACATCGTCGCCCGTGCTAATGCGATCCAGCTAAACCCTACACCGCCGGCGGGCTGAACGCTGGTACCACAAACAGAAATGGGCCAGAGGATGAGCTCGAGGACGGACCTGAGGGCATTGACTGGCTGATCGATCTTGAGATTTTTCTGGTGCGGGCGTTCGGCTGGAGTCTGCATGATATCGATGAAACGGATATCGAAAGCCTGATGCCCTTCATCCGGCGATTGACCCAAGGGCAAACACAGAAGCCAAAACGAACCTATTGTGACGAGGTAGACTGGCTATGAGCGACAATCCCCTTTCCGGAAAAATAAGCCTTGATACAACTGATTTCAAGACAGCGATCTCGCAGATCAACCGGGAATTGCGGCTGACCGAGAGCGGATTTCGGGCGTCTGCTGCTTCCCTGGGCGACTGGAGTAAGAGCGCGGATGGACTGGAACAGCGGATTGGGGCACTGACCGACGAGATCAAGCTTCAGCAAATGAAAGTAAGCCTGTTGAAAGATGAGTATGAACGGGTGGCGAAGGAGAAGGGGGAGAATAGCCGTGCGGCGCAAAACCTGCTGATCCGGATAAACCGTGAGACGGAAGGACTGAACAAAAACCAGCGCGAATTGAAAGAAACGCAGGAAGCGCTGGATGAGGTGGGAGATGAGAGCGAGAAAACCGGCAAGAGCGCCAATAAGATGGGGAAGGATTTCAAGGATACTGAAGGGAAAACGATCAATCTAAAGGACTCTCTTAAGGGCCTTTCGAAGGTGGGGAAGACGGCGGTTCTCGGATTGACTGCCGTTGCTGCGGCGGCTACCCTTGCCCTGGGTGCGTTGGCGGTTAAGACGGGCATGATGATCAAGGATGCCACACTGGCAGCAGCTCGGGTGGAGCAGGTGGCGGATGTAGCGATTCTGGTTGGTAATAACCTTGGTATCGCTGAGGATGCGGTTGTGAGCACCGCCGAGGGACTGCGTAAACAGGGGATCGAGGCTGCCAGCGCTTATGAAGCGGTGACAAAGCTAATGCAAGCTAACCTGGACCTTGGCAAGGCTGAAGGCTTGATGAGTGTTGCCAGGGATGCCGCTGTGATCGCCGGGGAGAATACGACGGAGACCTTTGATGGTATCACCACGGCTGTACTGACCCTGAATACCGAGATGCTGCGCAACCGGGGGATCGTGTTCACCTCCAAATCAGCTTATGAGGATTATGCTGAGGCAAACGGGCTGGTGGCTTCGGAATTGACGGAGGTTGAGAAACAAGCTGCCTTTGCCAACGCGGTGATCAAGGCCGGTATACCCATACAGGGGGCATATGAGAAATCGCTTGAGAACCCCGTCAAGCTGTTGGGGTCTTTAAAGCGGGTGTTCAATGATATTGCGGTTGGAGTGGGCGGCCCGTTCACAAAGGGACTTTCTAACATTATCGGACCGTTTTATAACCTGACAAAGAATGTGGCGGCAATGGTGAGCGAGGGCGGGTCTTTGCGACCGATCCTGGATACACTGGGCGCCGGGTTTGCCGGCTTTGGCGACCAGCTGGGCGGTGTGATCGAAAGTATGGGGCCTATGCTGGAAATGTTTGGGGAAATGGTATCTATGCTGATGGGCGGGGATGCTGAGGGGGCGTCGCAGATGCTGGATACCCTGATCAACTCGCTGCTGGATACGATCACCGGGTTTGATTCCGCCGGCGTGGGCGGCGGTGGGGTAAACATCATCAACTTCCTGATGGAAGGGATCGTGAATGCGATCCCCAGATTGATGGAATTGGGTTCTGGATTGGTGCTAAATATGGTGACCGGGATATTAGACCGGCTGCCGCTGATGCTGACGGCAGGGATTGAGATTATCAAAGCGCTGATTGAAGGGATTCTGCCGCAGCTGCCAACATTGTTAACTGCGGCGATCGAAATTATTAATACATTAATTCAAGGGCTATTGCAATTGCTGCCTGAGCTTCTGGAGGCGGCATTAGAAATTATACTGGCGCTGGCAGATGGATTGATCCAGGCGCTGCCGACGCTTATCCCGGCTGTGTTTGAAATCCTTTTCAAACTGATCGATACATTGATGGAGAACCTGCCGATGATCATCGAGGCGGCGTTCACGCTGGTGGTGACCCTGGCTGAGGGCATCGCTGAAGCGCTGCCGGAGTTGTATCCGACGGTATATGGCATGATTCCAGCGATCATCCTGATGCTGCTGGAGAACCTGCCGATGCTATTAATGGCGGCGCTCAATTTAATATTGGCGCTGGTTGAGGGGATGATAGCTGCGCTGCCGGTGTTGATTGAGGCAGTACCACAGATTGTTGAAACGATTGTGGACATGCTGATTGATAATCTGCCGATGCTGCTTGTCGCTGCAGTTGAAATCCTCATGGCATTGGGGTTGGGTTTGGTAGAGAACATCCCGCTGCTGCTGGAGGCGGTGGTGGATATTATCACCGGCATCATCGAGGCTTTCAAGGAGACCGATTGGAAAGCAATCGGGGGTGAGATCGTTGCTGGCATCAAAGAAGGCTTCCTGGGAATGTGGGAGGACTTCAAGACTACTTTCTTAGAGAAAATGGGCGGTCTGGTGGACGGTGTTAAGGGTTTCCTGGGGATTGAAAGCCCGTCAAAGCTATTTGCCGCCATCGGTGAGAATATGGCGTTAGGTTTGGGGAGTGGTTTCACAGATGAGATGGATACGGTCAATCGACAGATCAGGAATACCGTTGGCGAACTGAAAAGCGGATGGGGCTTGAGCGCGGGCGGGTTGACGCTTGCCATGCAGGGCGCCGGG